CTTATGTCGCCTCGTTTTACGCAACTTCAAGCGTGAGCGACACGCGTCGCATGGGCGCAACTTTTTACAATGCCGCTGGCACGAGCCTTGGTGAAAACTCGGGTGACATAACCGTTATGCAGGCAGGGATTGAGACGCGGATTACGGGAACTTTCACCGCGCCAGCAACTGCGGTTTCCATGCGTATTTATGGTGGCCAAACTACGGGTTCGATTATCCGCCCTTTGAACTCAACGATGTATTGGCGGCATGCGATGGTTGAGCAAACGTCAACGCTCGCGGATTATTTCGACGGGTCTGATCCTGACAACGCAAACATCACAAATTCGTGGTCTGGAACAGCGCAAGCCTCGTCTTCAACGCAGGTGATCATCCCTAGCCTTTTTGGTGCGGAAGTAAAACCTCAAGCGGCGGTTCGTGTCACCAGCGGCAATGTGGTGATTTTTAGCGGTTGGGTCGATTCTTACGCTTTCGATTATCAGGTCGCTGCCGACGCAACGGTCACGTTCAACTGCCTTGACGGGATTGCCCGTTTATCGGTGGCGGAATTGACCGCGCACACGCCTGCCGCTGAAAAGACCGACGTGCGTATCGGGAATGTTTTAAGCCGCAGCGAGGTTGCTTGGTCTGCCACCGCGCGCGATCTTGACGCTGGTGTGATCACGGTGGGAACGACGCCAGTCGATGAAGGCATTTCTGCTTGGGATTATTTGTCGGAAGTTGCCAACTCAGAAGGCGGCGCGATCTTTGTGGAACGCGCTGGTGACGTGGCGTTCAAATCGCAACGCGAACCAATCAGCGACCTGACCGTCTACACGTATCGTTATAACCGTTGCGTTATGCCTTCCTTTGAGAACGCGACCACGACGGTTGGTGGCGCGACTTGGTTGACGGGTGGCCGCACTTCAACCTACGCAAAGTATCAAACCTATTCGGCTACCGAAGCAACGTTTGTCGATCCAAGCGAACCGATTTCTGGCGGCAATGTTGTGGGGCAACGCTTCTACGATTCGACCAGCGGTCGCTGGGTGCAGAACGAAACTTACACGATTTCAATCTGGGTTTATCAATCAAACGTTAACGCGTCGAACGTTTACCTTTTTGCTGGTTCAGGCATTTTGGGTGTCGATGGGGACATGATCGACATCGTTGGAACTTCCGCTTCGTTGCGTGCGCCTGACGGTTGGGTTCGGTTGAGCGTTCAAATCACCCCGTCGCGTGCAAACAAACCGCTCTGCGTTTGGACAGCACGTGATTCGGGAACGCTTTATGCCGACGCGCTTTTGATCGAACCTTCGATTTATCTGGGCGAGTATTTCGATGGCACGACGAAACCATCGAACACGTCAACGGTCACTTATTTTTCAAGTTGGACAGGCACGACCGACCTTTCAACTTCGACGCTTGAAATTCAAACCGCCTATTCGGGTGAAACGCCCTACGCGGTTTACTTCGATGATTTGGGAACCAACATTCCGTTTACGGGTGTCCAGTTGGTTTACGGGGCGGAGTTCAATTACAACCGCGTTGTGGTGGTTAACACCGCTGGAACGGTTGTCGCTGTCGATACGCCTGCTGGTTCGGCTTCGGGTGTCCGCACGTTTACTCAATCGAACAATCTTTCGAATAGCCTTGCTGACGGAACTGCGGTCGCTAATTATCTTTTGGATTCTTACCGCGACCCTGATTATCGTTTCCAAATCCTGACGACGGAACTTGCTGGCTTGAACGGGGATGATCAGGTGCAGGTTCTTTCAACGGACATTTGGGATGCGGCAGACATCACTTACACCCCGTCTTCGGTTGGCGGCGCATTGCACAGCATTGAACGAATCGTTGGCGTTGCGCATTCGATCACGCCTGACCGCCATCAGGTGACGTTGCAGTTGTCATCGTTTGGTTCACGGTTTATTTTGGATTCGACAACGCAGGGCGTGCTTGATCTAAGTCGCCTTGGTTCGCCGTCGTAGAATTGATTAGAAAGAGAGAACGATGAGTTACAAGACATGGGTATCGGGTGAGGTTCTCACCGCGAGCGATTTGAACACGTATTTGATGCAGCAAAGCGTGCCAAACTTCGCCAACACCGCTGAACGCGACGCGGCTATCGCTTCGCCTGCCGAGGGTCAGTTTTGCTACGTCACTGATTTAGACGCATTTTTTGTTTATAACGGGTCTTGGGTTGCTTACGACAACACGTGGAAGTCATGGACACCCACTTGGTCTGGCGTGACTAAGGGAACTAGCCCAACGGAAACTTACGCTTACATTCGTGTTGGCAAGTTGGTGATTGCTCATGGTTCACTAACTCTTTCTTCAACTGGAACAGCAGGGTCACTTGCTGGGCCTCTCACCGTCACCTTGCCAATCGCTTCTTCGTCTTCGGCTATTTCAACAACCGCTGGCGCGGCGTTCTTCTTTGACACTTCGGCAAGCGCAACTTTTCAGGGAACGGTTGACATCGCTACCAACTCAACGACCGCGACCATTCGCGCGTCGGATTCAGCAACCGCTTATCTAAGCCGAACCGCTCTCACCAGCACCATCCCATTTGGTGCGGCTTGGGCTGGCGGAGACCGAATCGGTTTCAACGTTCAATATCAGGTGGCATAATGCAGAAACTATTTATTTGCGAGAACGAAACGTGCGAGCAGGTGGGCGTTGAGTTTGTGCTGACTGATCCGCAGCGCATAACCACCTGCGGCGGCTGCGGCGTGATTCTGGAAGGCGCAAATGTCGATGAGTGATGAACGCCCCACAACCAACCAAGCATTACTGATCCGTTTGGAATCGCGCCTCGCCGTTATTGAATCGAAGATTGACTCAATTGCCGACATTGAAGACCGCCTGCGCGAACTTGAAAAAGCGCGCTACCAGTCCGCTTGGATAATCTCGGTGTTGTCTTCCGTTTTGACCGCTGGCGTTGTGGCCATGATCCTGCGCATTTTTACTACCTGATTGGAAACCCATGCCGAAATATGTTGAACCGTTCCCAGCCAAAACACGCAACGACGTGTTCGGTGACTTGTCGCCTTACCGCGAAGGCAGACCGCATCGCGGTCAGGACTGGTCTGTTCCCGAAGGGTCGCTTATCAAAGCGATGGGTTCTGGCGCGATCAAAGTGAACGAATGGAGCGACGGGTTGGGTTGGTTCGTTATCCAATCGACCGACGCAGGTAAAAAGTTCATCCTTTACGCGCACCTTAAAGAGAAACCGAATCTGTCGATTGGCAAGTTTGTGACCGCTGGCAAGACCGCGATTGGGCGTGTCGGGTCGACGGGCAAATATTCGACGGGCGCGCATTTGCATTTGTCGGTGGCCACAAAGCAGAACGTTCACACGTGCGCTTATGACGACCTGCTTGATCCCCTAGAACTTTTGAAGGAGTCGAAATGAAAGATTGGCTAAAAGAAGTTGGCAGCGTCGTTCTTGAATTGGCGTGGCGCGGCTTTGGCGTTTTGCTGTTCATCGTTGGAACGTCGGCTGGCGTTGGTGCGATGGCGACGGGCGATCCGTTCATGGGTGTGCTGATCGCGTGGTGGACAATCATGCTGGGCATCGTTGGGGCGATTGGTTATGCGATTGCGACGACGGGTCGGGCGAGCAAAGATACCGTTGCTGGTGCTTCGCGTGATGCGGTTGAGAAGGCGCAAGCCGACGCGAAGAAGTAGCAAGAAACCCCCGACCGTTTGGCTGGGGGTTTTTGCCTTCCCCGAGAAGGGGGTAAGGGGGAAGTTCTACTTGCAGCAGTCCTTCGGGCATTCGCCTTCGCGAATCCAGTTAGGCTTTGCTTCAATGATCTGCTTGATGTCTTCCAGAATGAACTTCCAAGCGAAGTGCGTGGTGTGGTCAACCATTCCGCTGAGGCCTGTTAGCCCTTCGTGTTCGTCGATGTGAACAAAGCCCTTTGGAAGCCCGATGGAGTAGTCGCCCCATGTCATTCCGTCGCGTGTGGTTAGGTAGGCGTCGAAGTCGAAACCGTTCTCTTCGATTGCTGCTTCGACTTGCTTTTTCATTGTTGGCATTGCGTTTCCCTTCGTTTTTGATGCGCGCCTCTTTGGCGTAGGTCTAGTATCGCGTAGGTCGGATCATGAATGCAAGTTCATTTTCATCTTTTTGATAACAAAAGCGTAACGATAATTCAGCGCACAGGATCGTAAATGCAGGCTCAACCAAATGGAGCGTTTTTGCCGTGATGCTCCGCAAACGGAGCCTTGTTTCCCAATATGCTCCAAACGCGGAGCCTTCTTGCCAATTATGCTCCAAAAATGGAGCATTGTGCCAAATGATGCTCCCATGACGGAGCATTGCTGCTTAAAATGCTCCAAAAGCGGAGCGTTGTAGCCAAGTATGCTCCGTCGGCGGAGCGTTTTGGCAAATGATGCTCCAAACGCGGAGCATTATGAGGGATTATGCTCCGCAAATACAGCGTTCTTGGGCAATATGCTCCAAAAACGGAGCGTTGTGGCCATTTATGCTCCGTGAACGGAGCCTTGTAGGGGATCATGCTCCAAAAATGGAGCGTTATGGGCGATTATGCTCCGCTGACGGAGCGTTGTTTCGCAATATGCTCCGCAAATGGAGCGTTATTTGGGATTATGCTCCGCAAATACAGCGTTGTTGGGGATCATGCTCCGCAAATGGAGCCTTATTAGCCCGAATGCTCCGCGAATTGAGCCTTGTTTGCCAATATGCTCCGCAAACACAGCGTTCTTTTGGTTTACGCTCCGCTGACGGAGCCTTGTTTCGCGGTACGCTCCGCAAATGGAGCCTTGTTTGCCAATATGCTCCGCTGACGGAGCGTTTTTGGGCAGTTGCTACGCTTTTCGCACCAATGCTTCGCGTTCTGCTGGGGTCAAGCCGCCCCAGATGTTGCTAACCTCGCCAGCGGCAAGCGCGTAAGCCGCGCAGGCACGAATCGCTGGGCAACGCCCACAGATTTCTTTGGCGGCAATCTCGGTGTATCGGCGTGTGCCGTAATCGACGTAAAGTTCGGGATCAAAAATGTCGGGGTTGTCGTTGCATTCGGGTTTGCCCAGCGCGTCGATCGCTTCGTTAAGTTCTTTCCAAAGTTTTATGCGCAAGTTGGACATTTTGCCATCGCCCCCTTAACAATCCAACCGAACCGTCTGGCCATTCGGTTTGCTTCAAAAAGGGTTAGTGGTTGCTGCGCTTGGCGATCAATAAAGTCGCTTAGTTTGCTGGTGCAAAAATCGCAGCGCAAATCAACCTGCGTTTTATATTCGATTAACAATGTCCGCTCCTTGGGTTATGTTTTTGACTGTATCAAATAAACGCCGTAATGTGAAAACGACCCAAACAAAAAGTTCAGGTCGTTTCACAGCAACATATAACAGGAGAGGAATATTCAGTTGCCGATAGCAATTTTACCCGTCGCGGAACACACGCAGGCATCTTTTTTGGGTCTGCACGAAAATGGAAGTGAAGATTGGCACGCGGTTCGCGCGCAAGGAATCGGTGGTTCAGAGGTCGGCACGATCGCTGGGCTAAATAAATGGGAATCCGCCTACACGCTTTGGGCAAAAAAAAGCGGTTTGATTTCGTCGGACATCCCACAATCGGAGGCGATGGAAGCAGGGTCAAGGTTAGAGAGTTTCATTCTTGATTGGTTCGCAGACGTAAACCCGTCGCTTTTGATCGACCCGAACGTTGGCACATTTGCTGGCGCGGCTGGATGGGATCACGCGAACCCCGACGCGTTGTTCGTCGACGAAAATGGCGAGTGGGGTTTGATCGAAGTCAAAACCGCGCGCTTCGAAGACGACTGGATCGTTCCGCCGAAGGGCGTTGACGGTGATGCGTCTGGCATCCCCCGTAATTATTTGTCGCAGGTGCAATGGTATCTGCGCATTATGGGTTACGACAAAGCGATTCTGGTCGTGCTTTTTGGTGGCCAGAAACTTCGCCAGTATCGAATCGCTGCCGACCCGTATTTGCAGCAAGTTGACTTTGAGTTGGCTTCGGAGTTTTGGGCTTGCTTGCAGAACGGGCAGAAGCCTGAATGGGATGGTTCAACTTCGACTTATGAAACGGTGCGCGCAATGCATCCTGAAATTGAAGACGTGGTTGTCGATTTGCCAGCCGAACTAGGGCGTGATTATTTGCAGGCGTTATTTGACGCAAAACAAGCCGACGTGGTGATGCAAGGTTTCAAGAATCAAGTTTTAGACTTTATGGGCATGGCAAAAGCCGCCCGTATTGATGGCGTGGTGCGTTGCACCCGTCAGGCAGGTCGGAATGGGGCAGCCCCGTTCCTTGTAAATAAGGAGAGCAAATAAATGGCACGTTTTAATTTGGATGATTATGCTACGGTCGATCAGCGGCTTGCGCTGCTTTTTGCGGATCACCCGTCGGCGCGAATTGTTACAACTAACCTCACAACGTCTCAAGACCGCGCTGCTGGCATTTGGGTAATGAAGGCGGAACTTTACCTTGTCGAAGATTCCCAACCGTTCCTGAAGGCGACAGGCCACGCGTTTGAGATTGATGGGCAGGCAGGCGCGAACCAAACTAGCGCGCTCGAGAACGCTGAAACTTCGGCGGTGGGCAGGTGCTTGATGCTTGCTGGCTATTCGGGCAACAAGAAAGGGCTGGCTTCGCGAACTGAAATGGAGAAAGTTGAACGCGGCTTGACCCCGATTGGTCGCGATTGGGTTGCTGAAGCGGCGACGTTGACGGATAAGGATTCGTTGCGCGCCCTTTGGCAGGAAGCCCGTCGCGCGAAAGCCGCCGACACGATTCTGGCAAAGATTCAGGCGGTGGCTGATGAACTTACAAACGCCTGACACGATCATTGAAGAACTGGTCGCTATCCGCAGGGAAGCCGCGAAAGGGGTTGAAGCGTTGTTTGCCGCCGAAAAGGAACTTGCTGAGTTTGAATTGGCTTATGACAAGGCTCATTCGCTTGCGCTTCTTGGGGCGAAGGGAACGGTTGTGGATCGACAGGCGTTGGCTTTGTTGGAATCGGCGGAGGCAAGGGAACGCCGCGACATCGCTAGGGCTGTTGTTACGCGCGTCAAAACCAAGTTGCGAATGTTGAGCGAGCAGCAAATGTCGGTGCAAACGCAAGCGCGCATGGTTGAATTAACGTGGAAGACGGCAGGTATCGGTGAACGCTAAAACACGCGAGGCTTTGATCAAACGCGATCAGGGGAAATGTTGGCATTGCGGCGGCGAAGAGGTGACGGTTCAGCACCGCGCTAATCGCGGCATGGGCGGTTCAAAAATCATGGACAATCCTGCGAATCTCATTTTGCTTTGCTGGTTTGTGAACTTCGAAATGGAGGCCAGCGACAAGAAGGCACGCGAAGCGGAACTTGCTGGTTGGAAGATCAGCAAATATGCGGATGGTACAACGATTCCCGTCTGGCATGCCCCGTCGCAGGCGTGGCTTTTGCTTGATGACGCGTGGGGGCGTAATCTGGTCGTGTAGAAACCTTGGGAGAGGCATAAATGCTGGAATGCGAACGTTGCGGAATATTCTGCTACGAGGAGTTCTGGGCTGGGGTCATGCTTGAATCGGGCGAGCCGATTCTTTGCACCGATTGTAAACGCGCGCCCCAGAAGCAATTACGCTACTTTATTGGTGACGACGTTTTTCAATGCCGCCCTTGGTTTGGGCAGATTGATGACGACGGTTATCCCGTCGATGTTCATGGCGTGCGGTTCACGGGCAAGCGTTCCATTTGTGGCTTTCGCGATTGCGTCGTTGCGGCTCATCGCCCCGACATGATTCCGCACAGCGTCAAAATCAACCGCCTGCATGCGGAACGCGATTATGCACCAACCGAAGAACAAATCGAACGCGCACTTGAAAAGGCGTTCAAACTTTTAGAACAGGAGAAATAAATGGGCGTCGAAGTTATGGCGTGGGTTTTCAAGAACTCAAAAGCAACCCCAGCAGCGAAGTTGGTCTTGTTGGCGATCGCTGACCACCAAGGGGAACGTGGCGCGTGGCCTTCAGAGCGAACGTTGGCGCGCGCATGCAACATGAGCGAACGGTCGGTTCGTCGCAAAATCTCTGAACTTGTCGACCTTGGCGAGTTGGAAGTGATCGTAAATGCCGCCCCGATTGAAGGGCAATATAAGTCAAATCTTTATTGGGTCAGGGTGGACAATTCTGGCAATCAGGGTGGCCAAATTGGGCAATCAGGGCGGACAGATTTGGCAGGCAGGGTGGACAACGTTGTCCTACAAACCATTAAGAACCATAAAAGAACCTTTAATGAAGATTGGAAGCCAAGCGCGGACTTGAGCAAGTGGGCTTTGGAAACGAACCCCGACTTGCAGATTGAGACGGAAACCGCGAACATGGTTGACTACCTGCTTGCCAGCGGAAAGGCGGCAACGGTGAAAGACATGGATGCAAGGTTTAGAACTTGGGTGCGTAACAGCGTCAAGTTCCAGAAACCAAAACCAAAGGAGGAATACGTGAAGTTCGTCGGTGATCGGCTTTGAACATGGAAAGCGCGCTAATCGGTGCGGTGCTGTTGGATTCGGGGCGCAACCTTGACGAGTTGACGGTTCGCCCAGCGGATTTTGATGACCCACGCCATGTCCAGATTTGGACAAAGTTTCTGCAAATGCACGCGGAAGGGAAACCTTGCGATTCGCTTTCGATGATCAGCGAACTGCCGAAACTGGCTGACCTGTTCCACCAAGCGACAAGCGACGCGCAATCCCCGTCTTCGGCTGGGTTTTATGCGCGGAAGGTTTACGAAGCGTCAATGCGTCGCCAGTTGAAATCTGCTGGATACGCGCTGGTCGATTTGACTGATGCGGAAGACCCCGAAGCGATGCTTGAAGCGGCTTATTCACGTCTTGATTCGGTGGCCGAACAAGAGCAGGTTGACGAGGTTCATTTCGTAAACGATTTTTATGGCGACTATTTTGATCAGGTCGGCAAGCGGCAATTCCATTCAAGTTCGGGTATCAAATCGCTGGATGAATTGTTGAACGGGTTTCGCGCTGGTGGGCTTTACATCATTGGCGCACGCCCAGCGACGGGTAAAACGGTCGTCGGCTTGCAGTTGGCTTTCGGGTTGGCGCGCAACGGAAACTCGCTGCCGAACGGTGAGAAGGCTGGCGCGGTGGCGTTCCATTCTTTGGAAATGTCACGCAACGAACTTTTGAACCGTCTGACCGCGCAAGTTTTTAACATCCCATTGGATCGTTTGGAACGCGGCATGGTTTCCGCCGAAGAGAAACGAATGATCGAAAGCCAAAAGCACGAGATTCTGCGAATGCTCACGATCAATGACCGAAGCAACCAAACCGTCGCATCCATCAGGCGTTATGCCCGTTCGGTTATCCGTCGCGGCGTTCCGTTGAAAGCGATCGTGGTCGATTATTTGGGTTTGATCGGTGACGTTCAAGCGTCGTCGCGTTCCCGATACGAAGCGATGACTTTGGTTTCGGGGCAAATGAAAGCGTTGGCTAAAGATTTGAACGTGCCAGTTATTTGCCTTGCCCAGTTGAATCGCAACGTCGAAGGGCGTAAAGATTCCGCGCCCGTCATGGCGGACTTGCGTGATTCGGGTTCGATCGAACAAGACGCCGACGTGGTCATGTTGCTTCATCGCAAAGCGCAGCAGCACGCGATCGACGACAACATCCTGAACGTGCTTCAAATCATCGTTGCGAAGAACCGTCATGGCCAGACCGCAGGGTTGGAGTTCTTCTTCGAAGGCGCGTTTAGCCGAATCAGCGAAGCCAAACGTTAGGCTTAACATGTGTTTTCGTTTGCGCAATGCGTCAGGTGCGGTTTCCGTTGGGAGATCGCAGCGAAACGCAACAACCTGCAAGCGAAATGTGAGTCGTGCAAATCCGTGCGGCGCACAGAAATCATCTACGACGGTGAACCTTGCTTCCCTTGGCATGGCGAGTTTGATCAAGACGACAATCCCATTCTTGATGGCGTGTTGTATCTTGCTGGGGCGCGCTTGTGCCAGCACAAGGACTGCTGTAACGTTAACCACGTAGTTGTTATTGAGAGGAATAAATAAATGTCATTGAACATCATTTTGGATGAGGTCACCGTTATCGGTTTCGTCAACAAGGCACTAGGCGAAAAGGGCTTCGAACTTGCACGCCCGATTCGCGCCAAGAACGAAGCGACGGGCGAATGGGAAACCAAGGGGTCAAACTATTTTAAGGTCTGGTTCGACCCACGCGCGGTTGAGGGATTCCAGCAGGCAAAAGTTACTGGCCGCCTAAAGATTTGGGAGTCGGAATATGAAGGCAAGACCCGTCTTGAACTTCACCTAACCGCGACCAGCGTCGAAGAGTTTACGCGCGAACCAAAACCAACCGCCGCGAGCGACGCACCGTTCTAATGTGGGGCACGATTTTCGCGTGGGCAATCGCAACTCTGCTTTGGGCGTTATCGCTTCAAGCCGACGTGGTTGCTCTCGCGATAATCGGTCACATCGCATCGCTCTGGTTTCTGCTTGCTGGATTGCTTGCCGCGTATCATCGTGAACGCCAGAAGCGTTAGTTTCCGCGTTCAAGGCGCACCAATCGGTCAAGGATCGATGAAGCACATTGGTCGGGGCAGGATGATTCCGTCAAACAAAAAAGACCTTGACGCGTTTCGTTCAGCGATCGCGCTGGCGGTCAAAGAAGAATGGCTGCGCCTTGGCGAGGTGATCAAGTTTGACCAAGCGGTCAGCCTTGAGATCAAGTTCTGCATGCCGCGTTCCGCCGCCGCAAAAAAAAGAACCCATCCAATTACGCCTTACGACTTGGATAAGTTGTGTCGCGCGGTTGGTGACGGGATCAGCGTCAACGTCGATTTGGTTGCCAACGATTCCCAGATTTGTGAATTGCGCGCGGTCAAGGTTTTTGCGGATGACTGCATTTTTGGGGCGCATGTGACCGTTACCGAATTGTTATAAAAAACCCTTTCAGTTGTTGCCTTATGGGCTTGAGTAATGGCAAACTACTACCAAGCCAAGAAGGGCGAAAACGAAGGGAAGAAAAAAATGGCAAGCAAGAAGCAGGTCGCAGACAAAGCGGCAAAACTCGGTGGCCAGTTGGTTGTCGATCGCTGGGGCAGGGAAGCCACCCTCCTTGCACCGAAGGGCAAACTTTTTGACGGGCTGCACTATTCAAACGATTACTTTGAAGAAGGCAAGCAGGTCGCTTGGGATGGATTCTGGGAAGCCATGAAAACCGTCACCGACTGCAACTGCGGATGTGCGGAGTAGGCGGATGCAAGACCTTAAGCCAATCCAGCAGGACGCGCTGATTATCGCGCGGTCAATCAAGGAAGCCCACGACGCTTGCTTCTGGGCGCGCCGATCAAGCAACCTTGTCATGCGCGACACCTACCAGCACCGCCACGCCGACTGGCTGGCTCACGCTAATAAAGCGATCGACGAATGGAACGCGCGGTATGCCGACGCCCCAGAACGCGACACCCTTTCATGGTTCTCTTTCACCGATGGAAAGCATGAGCGTGAAGTTTTGGCATTCCTCAAAGGGGAACTCGCATGATTCGCGTTCTGCTTTTCATCGCAGCCATCATTGGATTGCACGCCGCTGGCTGGTGGGCTTACACCAACTTCCCAACCGCCAGCCTTCTGGTAATCGCCGCAGGCTTCCTTGCGGCTTGGGTGGCCGCTCTCGCATGGGTTTGGAAACGCTGATGAGCGGCAAGCACGTTTATCGCCGCCAGCCCGAGCAAAACGCATGGTGGCAGCGTTGGCACGCGATCAAGCACCAAACCCACAACGGGGCGCGTGCGGTCTTGGAAGCCATCAGGGAACTACGAGAGGACTGGAACGCATGGAAGACCAAATAGCCGACCTTGAAGCCGATATGAACCGTTGGCGCGAGGCAGGGAAAGACGTCGGGCGCAGGCTCGGTGTCGCTCAAGAACGTCGCAACATCCTGATCTTGATTCAAACGATGATTGCCGACGGGGATTATGTAAAAACGAATGGAAAGCGGTCGCTGGAAATACTGGCGTCGCGGATTGGAACGCTGCTATGAACGAAGTGGAGCGCGGCTGGGTTGACCGTTTGCGTGTTTGGTATTACGAGAAACGATTCATGAAAAGAGGCAAGAAATGAAGTGGAACGCAGGGCGGTTTGGTTTTTGGATTGTTGGCAAGCGATACATGCGTCGACGCGATGCGTTTCAAATGCGCCTCATGGAACTGCAAGGCAAAACAAAGGAGCGCGATCGTATCTTGATCATGCTCAACGATCCTGAATGGCATGAGGAATCAAAAAGTTACCAGAGGCCAGATACCGACATGGCGCACGACTCTGATTATTGTTGGGGCTGCCAATTGGCGGCTTCGATCAAGGAAGGTAAGTGATGGCTGAAACTTATGAACCGCCGCAGGGCGTTCGGCAAGCAGCGCAACGCGCGATTGAGTGGATTGAGCAAGGCAAGGCAGGTTCGGGGTTCACCCAAGTGGGTCGAACACGTGCAGGCCAGTTGGCTCGCGGCGAAAGAATAAGCGCAGAAACGGTGAAGCGCATGCGTTCCTATTTTGCGCGCCACGCCAACGACAAGAAAGCCCAAGGCTTTATTCGCGGCGAAGACGGGTTTCCAAGCGCAGGTCGTGTTGCTTGGGATGCGTGGGGTGGTGACGCTGGCGAAGTTTGGGTCAACGGAATCACGCTGGAAGAGGAGAAGCAATGAGCCTTGACGAATCAATAGCAACAGACCCGTTTGGTCGGTTTCTAATCAAGCAATCAAACGAATGGCGTGAAATCGGCGTCGAAGCAGAACGTGAACGCATTTTGAATTTAATTTGGGATTTCATGCCAAATCTTCTGACTGATGGGGCAACCCCACGCGATTTACAAGCGTTCGATTACGTGAAGTGGCAATTCCGCCACCAACTGATCGAAGCAATCAAGGGAGAGAACAAGTGAGCGTAGTTGTAGGACAAACAGATAAGAGCCATTGGCTTGTGTCGGCAAAATGCGATAACTGCAATTTTGCTCTCACAACTAGCGTTGTTATTGAAGAAACTTTAGAAGTTGTGAAAACGGGGTTAGTTCATATGTTGCCATTCAAACACGCTTGCCCAGCAATCAAGGGAGAGAACAAGTGAACCACAAGCCTGAATGTAATGAAAAGTGGGAGCACGACAAAGAACACTGCATCTGTAACTGGATTGAAAAGGCTGAACAACGCATTATCAAACTGCTAGAAGAACTAGACGATGAGGAATGGATGGGTATCAACCAAAACTTTATTGCTCTTATCAAGGGAGAGAACAAGTGAGCGAATCAAAACTGCTTTTGGCATTGCTTATAAAAACTATTGAATCGCAGGTTTCGCAAATTATGTTGAAGTCTTACGATGAAGGTCGTCTAGAAGGAATCCAAATTGGTATTACAACTGAGCGTGACCGACTTATTGAACTGCTGGAAGATTACCAGCAGCAAGCCCTAGTCTCAAACATCGTTTATTTAGGCCTAGAACGCGCAATCAAAATAATCAAAGGAGAAATCAAGTGAGCATCGACACGCCAGAAACCATGCTGATCCCACGCGCCGAGTTCCTGAAATCTATAATCGACGCATGCAACCAAGGGGCAGCAGCGGAACGCCGCGCGATCCTTCAACGCCTTATCGAACTACGAGAAATAACCACCGCAGGCTCAGAAGCGAGCCTCGCCTTAACGAAATGGATTCACGAAATTGACGAAGCCCTTTGAACTAAACAAAGCAATTGACCTACTTTCCGCAGACCTAGTTTGGTCAGATGACTTCGACGCGATACGTGACAGCCTCGCAATGTTGCTGATCAAGATTCGCGACGCCGACGGGGAAACAATCCGTTACCTGCTACCCGAACTGACCGACTTGATTGCTGATTTGGGCGACGAAGGCTAAAAACCGTTAGGCTAAACCCATGCTTGAAGATTTAGTTTTACCTACGCGAAACTACAACTGCCGCGTCAAGATTGTGCTGGAAACTTTAGCCGATACCGACGCCAAGATTCTGGAAGCAGCGGTGATGAACCCTGACTGGCCATATTCCACTTTAGAGAACGCCCTACGCGACAAACAAATTAGTTTGAGCCAAGGGTCGATTCGTAAGCACCGAACGAAAGCCTGCTCATGCTGGAGAACTTAAGCGTCGCCCCGAAGCAGCACCAATCGCCGCTTGGCGCGGTTGCGATCGAATTTGACGGAACGCAAGGCACAGCGACAACGCCACCGTTGCGCGAAGGGGCTGACTTTCATCAGTTCCTGATCGACGCAGGGTATCCGCCCGACCAATACGAAGTTGTGGGAACGCCGCGCACGTCACGTTGGCAGCAACGCGAAGGCGGCGAATGGCTAACCGCTTACCGTTTCCAGTTCCGTCGCATCACCGCGATCCCCGACCTGCCAACCTTGTATGCCGCAGCAAAACGAAAAGCCAAAACGAAACCCCTCAAAGCCACAACCGATAAAGCGGTGATAGTTTGCTGGTCAGACCTTCAAATCGGCAAGGTTGACCACAGGGGTGGCGTTGAGCAGTTGGTGGAACGCGTCGCGGAAACCAAAAGGCTTCTGCTTGAATATGTGAAGCGTGAAAAGCCTAGCCAGATTGTGGTGCTGGATGTGGGCGACCTTATTGAGAATTTCAGCAACGCCGCGAACCTTCAGCAACTTCGAACCAATGACTTGTCGATCATGCAGCAGTTGGATTTGGCAGCAACGATCATTTGGGATTTGCTGAAAGACCTCGCCGCGCTTGTTCCTAACCTTGTTTACGCTTCGGTCGGTTCGAACCATTGCCAATGGCGTGTCCAAAAGCAGGTCGTTGGAACGCCCACAGACGACTGGGGCGTGTTTATTGGTCGCCAGTTGGCTCGCCTCGCGCAAGAAACCAACCTGCCCGTTCGCTTCTTCGAACCAGCAACACACGACGAATCGCTCACCCTTGACGTGCTTGGGCATCGTGTCGGTTTGATTCATGGCCACCAAGTTCAACGCCCCGAAAACTTGCCAGACTTTTGGCGCAAATCATCGTTCGGCAGCAGCCCGATCAGCGCAGCGCAAATCCTTGTCAGCGGTCACTTCCACCACTTGCGCGTCACCGAACTTGGCGTTGACCCGTCAGGCGCGTCACGGTTTTGGATTCAAGCCGCCACCTTGGACAACGGTTCTGGATGGTTTATGCGCACCAGCGGTGAAGATTCACGCGCAGGCTTGGTCGTGTTCACCGTCGAAAAAGGCAAACCGTTTAACGGGCGAGTAGACAAACTGATAGTTTGCGACT